GTTAGAAAAACAAATAAGTGACAGAGAAGTAGCCGAAAGACTACTTAAGGCCGTACATAATGTTATTAGAAAGGGAAGAGATTTAGATATAAAAGAGAGAGAAAGTACCTTAGACAGCAAAAATAAAGATACCGTAAAAGAGATCGTAAGTGATCTAAAAGATACAGATAAAGTTGCAAGCGTTAGCGATAACAAGATACCAGCTGAAAAAGATAGTGTTTTAATGCAAAAGACTAAAAAAGAGCGTGGGTTATCTAAATTTTTAGCCTACAGAGCTTCTAAAAAAGCTAAAAAGATGGCTTAAATACTAATCTTTATATGAATTGGTATTTATTAGGATGGATAAAGAAATGCTTAAAAAAGAACAAGATATGACAAAAGAACTTACGCCAGCTGAAGTGGTTGTTAAATTAATGAATAATTTGAAGCAAATTAGTTCTTTATATAAAAATGAACAAGAAATCGCTAACTTAGTTAAAGCTATGTTTTGGGAAAATGATAAAAAAGAAGATAAAGCCATCCCATATGCACTGAAAGAAGAAGAAAATAAAGAGCAAGTTTGCAATCAAATGAAATGGAAACTTGAAGAACTTAAAAGATTGAGCGATTTGAGTTATTTAATACAGAAAGAGTTGCCCGATCTTAAAGAGCATTTTGAAAAAGTTTATCAAAAACAAGTAAAAGAAATCAAAGACTTGTTTGAAAAATATAAAGGTTTACGAAAATCTGAAGATATGAATGCTGATTTTTCTAAATTTATGATTCAAGCTATTGAATTTATGGAGAAAAAACAAGGCGTTCCAGAGGGTGTAGACCCAGCAAAACAAGAAAGCTGTGTAAAAGATGTAAAAGCACAAGGACATGAAAAAGTAAGTGCTATTAAGATTTGTAATTCATCTTTACAAAAGTTCATGGAAAAGAAAGAAGCAAAAAGGGCAGCCAAAAAGGCTAAATAATGGAGTATTTTATGGCTAAAACAAAGAAACAAGAAGAAAAACAAGAAGTAATTCTTCGTAAAAAAGTTGCTCCAGTTAGAGTAAGAAAATTAACAATAGCACAAAAGTTTGATAACTTTTGGATTAAAGCAGTTAGAAAATATAACCTCAAATCAGAACTAAAGATGGCTATTTGGGAACATTTAAAGTCTTATGGTTTTGATAGTGAAGATAGTTTTTTAGATGGTTTAAAACATTTTGGATTAAAGATTAAGTAATATTAATAAGGGGAACATCATATGAGTCAAAGACTTACAGACACTTTTATCACCACGAATTTGCCCGGTTCTTATTTTGAGCAAATTGTTCAATCAACCCCCGTAGGATTAGCTACTACTGGAAGTATTCTTATAATTGGAGAATCAAGTTCTGGCCCAAGATTTAGCCAAGAATCTGACCTTCAATCAAACTTTTATACTCCCGATCAAGTAGATCGAGTTATCGCTAAATATGGTGCCGGTCCAATCGTAGACGCCATGAGAGCTTTGGCTGCGCCTGCTGACGATAATCGTCTTCGTGGATCTGTAGGAAGAGTTTATATTCTTCAAACAAACACAAATGCAAAAGCAAGCGCCATTGTTGATACTAACTATGGAACTCTTTCAGATTTATCTTATGGAGAGGGTGGAAATAAATATAACTTTAAAGTTAGCTCTTTACAAGACGAAATAGCTCCTTTTCAAGAAGGGACTGATCTTGCTTTCCCAGCTGTTGCCGCTTCTGTAGTTTATGATAGTATTACTTTTACAGCTGTAACTGCTGGCGTTGCTGGAAACTCTATTGCTTTAACTTTTGATGGAGCTTTAGATACCGTTTCTTCCGTTACTTCTGCATGGAACTTAGCAAACCCATCTAATACCGTCTCATTCTCTGGTTTGGGTTCTGTGATTCCTACTGCTGGAACCGCTACTTTAACTGGTGGAGACAATAACAGTGGTGCCGCTTACAATAGTTTGACTTTTGGAGTTCGAATCAATGGAGCAGCTCTTCAAACTGTAACATTGGCGGGAACAGAAGCTACCCATGATACTATTTCAGAACTTATTGCTGAAATTGATGCACAATTAGTTGGAGCTTCTTGCGTTGCTTCTGCTAGTGGTCTTGGTCTTAAAATCGAAATCGATGCAGACGCCACTCCTTGGAGAAAAGGATACGGAAAAAGCTTAGAAATAATTGAACTATCTGTTGGCGATTTGGCCGATCTTGGATTAGTTGAAGCATTAGAAGTGTCTTCTGCTGAAGCAATGATCCAATTAGAGCTTGCTAGACAAGATATCAATTTTAGTTCAACTTCAGATATCGGTGGAGATATTGGATTAGAAATAGGATACGAAGGTACAACTGCTACTTTATCTATTTCTGGATCTACAATGACAATTACTAGAGTTGGTGGCTCTGGCGCTAACCAAACTATCGATATGTCTAAATTTACTACAATTGGCGACTTAGCTTCTTATATTAGTTCTCTTCCTGGATATACCGCTTCTGCAACGGCTTCTGGAAGACAAAAAGCTCCTTCTGCTTTAGATAAAGTGGCTTCTTTAGGAATTTGCTCTACTCAAGCATCTGTAATGCCAGGTAGAATTAAAATGGATTTATTGGCTTTTAGTACTGCTATTACAAATAGTGGAAAACTAAGCTTTGCAGCAACTGACACAAAAGGTCTTCCTGCTCCAATGGCTAATAGTCAATTCCTTTCTGGTGGAGATAAAGGTGGATCTTCTTCTTTAGATTTTTCTGAAGCATTAGATCAAGCTGAAGCTTTAGCTGTAAGCTTTGTAATTCCTTTGATTTCTAGAAATGCTTCTGATGATATTGCTGAAGGTTTAACTGCAAACACTTCTACATATTCAATTGATTCAGTTCAAGCTTTAACAAAAACTCACGTTTTAAAAGTTTCTGTTCCAAAAATTAAAGGCCATCGTTCTGGTATTGTTTCTAAATGGGGTACTTTTGCAGCTATTCGTTCTGCTGCCGCTATACTTGGAAGCTCTAGAATGTCTATGACTTGTCAAAAAGTAAGTCAAGTTAACTCATTAGGCGATATAGTAGATTACCAACCTTGGATGGCTGCAGTAATTGCTGCTGGTATGCAAGTAGCTGGATTTAATAAAGGTATTGTTAAGAAATTCGCAAATGTAATTAGCTTTACAAATCCTGCTGGATTTGATGCTAATAATAAAGGTGATGCTGAATTAGCCTTAGACTCTGGCCTATTAGTACTAGAAAAAACTTCTACTAAACCACGTTGGATTTCAGATCAAACAACTTATGGATTTGATTCTAACTTTGTTTATAATAGCATTCAAGCTACTTATATTGCAGATATCATTTCTTTAGATTTATCTAAATCTATGGACGATAGGTTTACTGGAGATTCTCTTGCTGAAGTAGACGCTGCTGGTGGATTGGCTTTCTTATCTGTAAAAATGGATACATATTTCAAATTAAAGCTAATTGGAGCTTCTGCTGGAGTACCGCTTGGTTTTAGAAATGCAAAAATAGATATGAATGGACCTATAATGAAAGTTAAAGTAGAAGTAAAATTGGCAACTCTTCTATATTTTATACCAATAAGTTTAGAATTTAGCCAAATTTCAAGTAGCGCATCTTAATAAATAGAAATCTAAAGGAGATAATATATGGCACAAAAAGTATTTAATGGACCAATGGCAATTTTCAGAGTAGATGGAGTTGCTGCTGCTATATTCGATTCAGTTAGCTGGAACGTAAACCTAGGGTTTGAAGCCATTCATCTCCTTGGTCGTCATAGTCCAGATGAAATCAATATAACCTCATATGAGGCTGTAAGCGTAACCTGTTCTGGTTATAGAGTTTTAAATAATGGTGTAGGAGTTATTCCTAAGTTCCCAAAACTTCAAGATCTTTTAAATCTTGAAACCATTACTTTAGAAATTGTAAGCCGTACAGATACTAGCAAACCTATGCTTGTTATCAAAAACTGTGTTCCTACTAGCAATACAGGAAATGCTCAAGCTAAGGTTACTTCTAAAGTACAAATCACATATACTGGTACTTTAGCTGAAGATGAAGGAACTGGCGATGGCAATTCTCAACAACAAGAGGGTGCTGGAGCTACGACTCTTCAAAGTTAATTT